GGCCTGAGCGGCGTCCCAAGCGGCGTCCCAAGCGGCGTCCCAAGCGGCGGCCCGAGCGGCGGCCCGAGCGGCGGCCCGAGCGGCGGCCCGAGCGGCGTCCCGAGCGGCGTCCCAAGCGGCGGCCCGAGCGGCGTCCCGAGCGGCGGCCCAAGCGGCGTCCTGAGCGGCGGCCCAAGCGGCGTCCTGAGCGGCGGCCTGAGCGGCGCCACAAGCGGCGTCCAGTTCTGCATCGCTTGAGTTGCCGTGTGAGTGCCCCCACGCAGTATCCAGCGCGTTGACGCTTCGCCCATCACTGGCAAGGTGGATGATCTCATCCGCAAATACAACAGCCAAGCGTCGGTAAAGGCGCTGGTGTTCAGGCTTGCATTGCAGCGCCCACAGGCAGTCGTCGAGGTCGTTGCTGTCGATGATGCTGGCCAGCTCAAACGGCGCATCCATATCTGCGCCAGGGCCGCCGTTTGCCTCAAGTACCTTTTTCCAGCCGCCCTTGCATGGGCCGCAGGCGCGGATTTCATTCAGAGTGATCATGATTGGAAATGTAAGTTCGGACATTTCGTTGTCTCCTTGTTGTTACGGTATATAGCGTAAGTTATGTGATTTACTGTGTCAACACACCGACAATAAAAAAGGGCCATTACTGGCCCCTCGCATTCAATACTTGTTGTCCGTCTACCACTCTATCTTTAGCCCCATGTCAACGAATTGATTCTCCTGATAGTGCAACGAGATCTTGAACCCATTGCTATCAAGCTCCTTCAGCACCGCTTTAGCAATATCTGGCATATCGCTACCGTAAAGCCATGCCGCATAGGGATTATCCCGGATAATCACAAGCCGTTTCTTGTTCTTGGCAGCCTTCGTGATGTGCTGCTCAATGATCGCAAGATGTTCTTCAGTTGATGGGCCAGCCAGTTCCCTGGCCTCTGATGCTGTAATCATGCCGTTTCTCCTTTTTTGGTTTTGTGTTATGCAGATGGTTTTATGCCTGCGTCGCGAAGCAACTTTCTATACTTGGCGATTTCGGCGTCTATTGCCTGCGCGTCTGGAAATTGTTCTTTCAGTGTTGGGTGCTTTCCGTTAAGCCAGTCCAAGTGCTCCTGCCCGTATCTGGCGAGTATGAACTCTATGTATTCGGCCCTCATTCCGCTACCGTGAACGTTGCAGCGCACGGAGCATTGCTTATGGATGTTTGTGAGGATAAACCTCGCCTCCGGGCATGCGCCTCGACTCCTGAAGTGACCAGCATCATATTTTATGTCGGGGCTTCTTGTTCCGCATGTGCAGCACGGTTGGTCTGCATCCCGAACGTGGACCACATACTGGTTCACCAGTCTTTGTAGCTGATCCAGGTGTTTTGATCGGTTAAGCTCTTTGGAGCGGGCTTTATTGGCTTTTCGCGCCTCCTTCTCTTTGATCTCCCGCTCTTTCCTTGCCTTGGTGGCCTGCCTTTCTCTCTGCTTGGCGCTCTTCTCCATGGCAAATTCAACGGCATGGGAATGGCTACAGAACCAGCCGAGAGGCACCTTCACGCCGGATTCCGCCTCACCAAACTCTCCGCAGTGACGGCACTTTCTCTTTGAGTTTGCCATGGTCAGCCCATGGCCTTGCCGATTTCAGCAGCTGCTCGGACGATGGCGCGGCGGGTTGCGGCATAAATGTCGTCGCCATCTTCATGATTATCCGACACGCTCCTGGCAAAAACCTTCCCGTGCAACATGTTCAGTTTTACATACAGCCGCAGCGCGTCGCCGTCGTCGGTTAGCGGGTTCCAAGTCTTTCCGTCGTGCCAGTCAAGGACTGCGTTACCAATCAAGTCAAACCCAGAGCGGTCAGGCGCTCCGTTTCGTGACGGCTTATCAAATTTGACGCCCGCCGCCTTCGCAGCCAGCTCCAACAGTTCACGATCAGTCATAAAACCCCCAGCGTGTTTGCAAAAACAAAACACCTCAGTCAAAAGAAAGAAGCTCGGCAACTGCGTTCTCTGCCTCCGCCTCAGTCTTGAAATTCTTGGACAGCACCAGCCGCCACAGCACTGAAAACACCGCCCGGTAGTATCCTTGGAATGCTGTCTCATCCATCGACGCAAACGAAATTGAAACTGGCTCCTTGCGAACTCCGGCCGGCGTCTTTACCGCCCGACAATACCCAGCCTCAACAGTCACCCAGTCTCGGAACGCATCGAATGACTTGTCAGCCTCAACGCCCTGGCGCTGTCGGTTGGCCTCTTCCATGAAGGCGGTGCCGATGGCCTTGGCCGTTTCTGCCGGCAGACCGTTGGCAACCATGAACCGGCACATCTTCAGCACGGTGTCCCGCTCAATCTTGGTGACTACCGTCTCCGGCTCCCAGTATTCAAACCCGAGGCTCAGCAGAGAGAATGCCTTGCGGTGGAATTTTCCATTGCGCATCTGAGTGATCGAGGCTCTAAGCTCCTTTCCAATCGGGAGCTTTTGCAGAGCCTCTGCATCAGATGGGTTTGCCGGGACAAGGCCATGACCACGGCGAACGAGCATCAGGTCGGCCATAATTAGAATGGGATCTGCTGGTCAAAGTCAGCGGGCGGGTCGTCATACTCGTGGTATGCAGGCTGTGCGCTTTGCTGGCGCTGGTGACTGCCACCGCTGGCAGCTGCATAGCTACCTTGCGGTTGGCGTTGCTGCTGTTGCTGCTGTTGCTGCTGTTGCTGCTGTTGTCGTGGCTGCTGCGCTTGCTCAGTGCGCGGCCCAAGCTCAACACCTTCAACCCGCGCAACCAGCTTGACGCCAGGGCCGTTTTTGCCTTGGAACTCCTCGATGTGCAGATCTGCCAATGCGAAGCAGTGGACGGAACCCTTAACGAGGAATGGAGCCAGAGCCTCAGCTTGCTTGCCCCACAGCGAGCCCTCGATCCACTGCGTTGGCCGGTTGCCATCCTGACCTTTTTTGCCGTAGTTAACGGCCAGTGACAGGTTGCACACAGCTTCACCAGATGGTGTGTAGCGCAGTTCTGCATCACGCCCGAGCCGAGCCAGTCCGATAGTTTTCATTGAATTTTTCCCTCGCTGTTAACAGTTATTCCGCAAACAAAATGCAGGTAGCATAGACGCCGCACCGTTTCTGGAAGCGGTCGCAGCTCCCTTTCATAGAGGCTTCCGGCAGACTTCTTGACGGCAACCTCTCCCCAAAAATCAACCAGGTTTTTACCCTGCTTCATGCGTAGCGCCCACATGGCAGGCCCGGTAACATCACTTTCTTTTTCCATGAGCACTCCCTTTGGTTCACGGCTAAATCATCACACAAATCCATAGTAATTTCCACTCTGTAAAAATTTATTGCGTTTGCTGGCTGGCTTGATTATGATTTCCACATCGTAAACAAGTGGAGAGCAGAAATGGGAGAGATTATTGAACAAGTGGCGGCACCGCTGCCCATGAGAGCCACCAGCACCGCGCTTGCGGTGGCTCGCAGCGAACAACTCATGAAGATGATGGAGCTGACGCTCACCAAGGAAAACGGGATTACTCAGCTCGAAAAGCTGATGGAGTTGCAGCAGAAGTGGGACGCAGAGCAGGCGCGCAAGTCATTTTTTGAATCGCTGTCGCTGTTCCAGTCTGATTTGCCAGCTATTGCCAAGACCAAAGAAGCATCGTTTGGCCGTGGAGCAGCAGCCTATAAATACGCATCACTGGATGACATCACTGAAGCCATTCGCCCGTTCCTTGCTAAGCACGGGTTGAGTTACCGGTTCGAGCAGCGTCAGGAAGGAAACGCCATCTGGGTTACTTGCATTCTAACCCATTGCGACGGTCACTCTGAAAAGTGCTCCATGTCGTCACTTGCTGATGGGTCAGGAAGCAAGAACGCCATCCAGAGCATTGCCAGCTCAGTGACCTACCTTCGCCGCTACACGCTTACCGGGGCAACCGGTGTGGCCTGTGTGGACGAAGACATTGATGGGTACTACCCGACCGAAGAGCAGCAGCAAGGCCGCCAGCAGCAACAGTACCGGCAGCCGCAGCCGCAGGCCCAGCAGGTTCAGTATTACCCGCATGACAAGTTTGAAAAGAACCTGCCGCAGTGGCAGCAGCTCATTGAGTCCGGCGCCAAGACGGCAGCAGCAGTGATCGCCACCGTAGAGAGCCGTCAGCCTATGACTGACGAGCAGAAGAAGACCATTAACGCCATTCAGCAGAAATAAGGGGATTACCGTGAAGACTGTCCAACTCATTCAAGGCACTGAAGCATGGCACCAGTTCCGCCGCGAGAAGTTCACCGCGAGCGATGCCGCCGCGATGCTGGGCCTCTCTAAATACAAGAGCCGCAATCAACTTCTTGAAGAGAAGGTGAGCGGCGCCACCGAGGAAGTGACGCCGCAGAAGCAGGCGCTCTTTGATAAAGGTCATGAAGCAGAAGCGGCAGCGCGCCCCATCGTGGAAGGCCAGCTTGTTGATGACTTGTTCCCTGCAACTGGCGTAAGCGACGAGTGGGATCGCCTGGCTGCCAGTTTCGACGGCATCACCATGGATGAGGGGGTTATCTGGGAGCACAAGCTATGGAACTCATCGCTGGCTGATTTCGCATCCACCAATAACGATCTTCCCGATACGCACTGGCCCCAATTAGAGCACCAGCTTTACGTATCTGGCGCAAACCTCTGCCTGTTCACTGTGTCGGACGGCACTTACAATAATATTGTCACCATTGAATACCGATCCAATCCAGAGCGCCGCGCCAATGTGCTGGCTGGCTGGCGCCAGTTTGAAGCCGATATGATTGGCTTCAAACCGGTAGAGGTTGCTGAGAAGCCTGACGCCAACGTTATCCGCGACCTGCCGGCGCTGTCTTTTAATCTGGATCGCCAGACACTGGCCCTGACCTCAAACCTCGACGTGTTCAAGGTGGCAGCCGGTGAGCTGGTTGAGCGCAGCAAGAAGAAGCTGGAAAGCGATCAGGACTTCTCGGACGCCGAGGCCATGGTCAAGGTGCTGAAGAGCTCAGAGGAAAAGCTGGCGGCCACCTGCGAGAACGTGCTGGGCCAGATTCAGGACGTTGACCGGTTCACCAAGGATTTGCGCGAGATCTCCGAGCTGATGCGCCAGGCACGGCTTGCGCTTGATAAGCAGGTGAAGAGCCGCAAGGATGAGATTAAGAAAGAGATCGCCCAGGCTGCTTCGCAGCAGTTGCAGGATCACGTCTCCGGCCTTAACGCCGAGCTGTCAGGCGTTCGAGTACCGTCTCCGGCCGTCAACTTCATGGACGCCATGAAGAACAAGCGCACCATTAAGTCATTGCATGACTCAGTGGGTGAGGCGCTGGCCGCCGCTAAGATTGAAGCAACGACACTGGCCGGTAAGATCAAGGCAAACATGGTTCTGTTTGTTGAGCATCGCGGCAGCGATTACCATTTCCTGTTCCGTGATCTTCAGGAGCTGGCCGCATCCAATGATACAGAAACCTTCTCTGCACTGGTGAAGCAGCGCATCCAGCAGCATGAGAACGAGCAGATTGAACGCACCCGGATGATCCGTGAGCTTCAGGAAGCCGCCGACAAAACCAAGGCTTCGTTGGTGGAGAAGGCCGACGCCATGCCTGCCGCCGCTGATGCTCCGGCCAACGACAACGCTCCGTCTTATGCCCCTGTGGCTGATGCTGTGTCTCGCCTTGATAGCGTGTTTGCTGACGATGACGCCGAGGAAACCATCACTATCACCATGGCGGAATACAGCTCGCTTATGGAGAAGGCCGCGCTGCTGGAAGCCCTTGAGGCTGCCGGCGTCGATAACTGGGGCGGCTACAGCGAAGCTATAGACATCATGCGCGATAACTTCGCAAGCGAGGATTGATAATGGCAAACAGCAGAACAGAAAACAGCATGGCCGAGCAGGTTGCTCGCTTCATCCACCAGCACGGCGGGTCCCTTACGGCCAAGGAGTGCTTTCATGCCGGCCTGAGATTCGCCGATGGTGAGACCACGCCATATCGCATATCACTGGCGCTGTGCAAGCTGCACATGCCAGGGCGATATGTTGTTGAGCGCCGAATGGTTAAAGAGGGCCGCACCCGCGCAGCTTCGGTGCGTGTCCTTGAGGTCAGAGACCTTAAGCCTATCGTTACTCACTCACCAGGGTTTGAGGTAGACAAGGTTTGGATGTCACTTATCACCCGCAAGCCTGGACAGCAAATTAGTTTGTGATGCTGGTTGACATTGTGGAATGATTCGCTAATATTGATTTCGAGGCTTGGGCCTCAACTTCATCAACTTACCGACTTGTCGGCACACTGATGATTGGCATGGCTTAAACACGTAATAATCTGGCGGGAGTTGCGCCCCGCCAGACCTCAACGATGAGGGCGCACGGTTTTCTATCAACCAGCTGGCGCCGAGGGGTAGACACTCTATGCCGAGCGTCCTCATCGTTGTGGTTAATAAGGCAAGTAGCGCTTCTGACGGCGCATATTGCTAGGTCTAGGTGAGTGGGCCTTTGCCGAATAGATTCATCCTTGCCACAACAGAAAGAGCAGGCGCTTGCAGTAGCCGATACGCCGCAATAGCTCGCCGGACGCTGTAACCGGCACACAACTTAGGTTGCATTTGACTAGATACGAGGGCGGAGCAAGGATAAGCTTCGGCACTGGTTGAAAGAAGAACAGTGCAACCCCAGTTGTGGGTGGATTAATTGGATAAATCGCCTTGAAAGACAGGAGCGATGCGCTGGAGTGGGGTCATGGCCCACACTATCATCGGCGGTTCTAGACCCGCATGCAGGTTCGAGCCCTGCCCCACAACCTATCGGTGATTAGCGCAGCAGGTAGCGCGTCTGGTTTGGGACCAGAAGGTCAGAGGTTCGAAACCTCTATCACCAACCAATTTACGCACGCAGTTAGCCTAGTGGAAAAGCAGCCAACAGAGGTTGGCCGTCACGGGTTCGATTCCCGTACTGCGGGCACCAATCTTCGGGGAGTTAGCAATCGTAACGAAGGCGCCGGTATGACTGGGCAGGTCCCACAGAACGGAACGGGTAACTACGTAGCCCCGTACTCTCCACCAATTTTGCGCCGGTAGCTCAGCCGGATAGAGCAGGTGGCTTCTAACCACCAGGTCGTGGGTTCGATTCCCTCTCGGTGCGCCAATGCAGGTATTAAGGAATGAAGCACGGGATGAGCTCTACGCAGCGGACTGTAGATAGGTTCTATCGATCACAGGGGGCACCATGCTGTGCTGGCTGCGACTGGTGGCGCTTTTATAACAGCCTCGTCGGGGAGTGCACCAGATCAGCGCCAGTGTCAGGACATGAGCGCATGGCGATGTTGGGTATGGAGTCTATCAGCCTGCATACAGGAGCTGGACACATCATGACGCCCCGTGATCACGTATGCGGAGAGTTCATAGACACCCATGATTGGGATGAATGAGTTAGATGAAGCACAGCAAGAGCATCTTTGGTTTCTACAAGTCTCCCAAGCACAGATTCAACCTTAAACGGATAGTTGCAATGTGTGAGGCCGCACAGAAAGACGGTGTAATGATCCAGCAAGACTTAAAGGAAAGCTCCGACATACTAGCTTGGTTGCTAAAGCAGTAAGCAGCACGCTTCCGCATAGGGTGATCCAGATTACCCAATCAGGAACACCACAGAATATTTTACATGTCGGCAGGGAGGCATCCCGGCGCTGAACGCTAGCAGCGCCAGCCGGCATCCTATTTCTAGCGAGCCTGTAGCGAGGCTAAAAAATGATTTCAATTGATGTATTTATGTCTCTTGGAGACAGGTCGCGTCACGAACTTATAAAGAATGAATTCCCAATCACTGCATTTGCAATAAGCATGCGAAGCCTTGTTTGTGGAGTTGGGTCGAACGACGCACCTTACGTAACAATGCCAACCATAGACAGCGTAAAGGTTAAAGACCCGTGCTATGTTTCATGGAAAAACATGATGCAGAGGTGCTACGACCACAACATCCTGTCTGTGCGAAAAACGTACCGTGGATGCGCTGTGGCAAATGAATGGTTATCTTTTAGCTCCTTCATGTTGTGGTGGGAGAATAATCAAGTTGATGGTTGGCAAATTGACAAAGACATACTCACGCAAGGCAATAAGATATATAGCGAACTGAATTGTGTTTTTGTTCCGGCAGTAATCAATAGCTTCATCACAGACAGCAAAGCGAAAAGAGGAAACCACCCGATAGGCGTTCACTGGAGGGAACGTAGCGGGAAGTTTAGAGCCCAGTGCTGCAATCCATTATCAGGAAGGCAAGAAACGCTTGGTCTGTTTGATGACCAAGATTCAGCTAATATGGCCTGGGCAGAGCGAAAGCTGGAGCTTGTACCGTTAATCTGTGAAAAATTCAGCCAGATGGACGATAGGGTTGCTCCCGCCCTGATAAATAGATTCAAGGGTATGCTGTGACACAACAAGGGTTCCAATCGTGGAGCTGTTCAAAATAAAGCCCCTTCCGGGGCTTTCTTCATTCTGGGTCGATGGGGTTTAGCGTGAACACCATCTTCTGGGCTCCGGTGTTACCACCCGTCGCCAGCCCGATTATTTTCCACCCGAAGCGGAAGTAGAACAGGCGTCCCGGCAAAGACATTGCCCTGACAGAATACTCAAAGTGACCGTCAGGCTGCCAGATGAAGAACCAGCCAAGACCATGCCTTGTTGCCGGCGTCAGCGACCCGAGCCAGAAGTAATCCAGCGTCTTAGGTGTGTAAGCCAGAACGCTCCACGCAAACCCATAGGCTGGGTTGCGTATCAGCCAAAGCACCCGGCGCACGTAGCGCGGCCACTTCTCAGGCGGATACAGTTTGGCGAAACCGGAGTCACCATCAAGCGGCGCGTCCGGCGTCTGGAACCAGCTCAGCCAGTCGGGAAGCGTGTCGCGACCAATGGCAAACAGCGGCAGCACCGGAGACAGGAGCCAGCACAGCAGCCCCATAAACAGGTGAAGCGGCAGCAGTAAGAAGAACTGCACCATTCGCATGGTAATCATCATGATGTGTTTTGGTTTGCTCATGATCCGATCGCAACCTCCATGGTCATTGA